TTGCGATACTTAATATCGTCATCTGCTCAGTCTGTTTACCAGTATCGTATGTTAATACATTATTAGCATCGATCTGGGTTTCAATATCATATAGAACTTTTTCAAGTACATCTAATGGCTCCTCGCCATATACGTACATTCTGATATTAACTCCGAGCAAGCCCCATTTGAAGCCTCCCGGTAAATATTCTCGTACTTCATTTCCTGCTACTACTGACACATAAGGAAAGTCATTTACTTCATCCCAAAATATCAATTTATTTGTTACATTATCTGCTAGATCTACACTAAAAGCTCCAGAGCCGTCAATCTTTTTAATCTCTGTGATAAGTTTATTCACAATTGCTGAACGCGCTTTACCTGCCATTATACTCTCCTTGTTCTAACGTTTAACTTACGACTAACTAATTTTACTGCAATCTCTCTAATGGACTTGCTGATTAATAGTCTTGGGTCTCGCCTAGTAGAACCTTGTTTAAACCCTCTTTCAAATGTCTGATAAGGGTACTTCATATAACTATAAAATGCAGTTAGAGTTCCTTGCCTAGACTGTGTAAGATTTGTAAGAGCGACAGACTCTGCAAATCGTCCTGTTCTATTTACTAGTGAACCACCTTCCCCCATATTATCTTTTATCTTTTCAGTAAGTTGAGCTTGTATTATTTTCTGTATGCTTGCCGCTGAGGTGAATCTACCTTTTACATCTCTTAGAGGAAGAGGTCTCTTTGCTTTAGGTTTTTTAACTTTAGGAGTTTTACTTGTATTCTCTAGGCTATTCTTAGATTCGAATTTCTTTCTACTCTTTTTTCCACCTGCTATTACACCATCTATTACAGCATCTATAGCCTGCATATAACTTTTTGAATTAGCTATATCAACTATACTATCCCCATAATCCTCAACAAACTTATCTAACTCTATTTCAAAATTCCTTCTAAGTTTCTGTTCTTCCTCCTTACTTATATTATCTACACCAAGTTCTGGCATTACTAGTACTATTTCTATTCCTAGTTCTGCCGCTTCTGCACTTATATTCTGTATAGATCGGGCTCTAATAGTAGGAGCTGCTAATCTTGCTTGATTTTGTAATGTTTTAAATAGTTCTTCAACTATGGTATTATCTGCTCCAGGATCTAGAGTTGCTCTCGCGCTTTCTATAGCGGTCTCCGCTTGTACTCTAGTACCCGCAACAACATGTCCTCTATGTACCTCGCCTTTTCCTGATTTAATAAGGTCTTTTTTTCTTAAAGCATCAAATAGAGTTCTAACTTGTCTAAAGTTTTTAACTACTACCCAGTTATTATTAGTGTTCTTTATATTTAAATTTCTAATAGGTACGGTTTTTTGCTTTGTTGTTACCCAATTTCTTGCAAAAGCCCGGGCTTCTGAGTTTCGTCCCGTACCGCTCTTCTTAAGAGCTTCATCAGACAAAATTACAATATGATAATTATTATCTAAATGATCCTTTTTAAATTTTTTAGTAGTTTTGTTTAAGTAGCCTTCGCGTACTATATCTGCAAGACTACTTAAGTTAGTTATTCTTTTAGCCATTAGCTAATGTGCCTATAATGCTCCAGGATACGTTTTATGTGTGGGGGGAATTCTGAATGTAAAGACTGACTGCGAGATATATTTTTAATATTCGAGCCTGGCATAGACTTAGCGGGAGTTGACTCTTTCTTTAAGTAGTAAGTAGTCAAATCGTAGCAAGCTAGCTTCAATTCAGTTGGAGTAGAGGAGTAGCCACCTTTATACACAAGCTTTACAGCTTTAAGACCTTTAGGGAAACTAATATTTCTAGTAATTTCTTGTCCTTCAGCATCTATTTCATATTGTCTGTCTGCAGTCCAAAATTCTGCTGCTGACTCGCAAGTTGCTTGTGTTGTATAAGATGTATTGCTGCACTCACCGGTCCATCTCTCAGACGTAAATGCCCATGCATTTCCGCTCGTATGTCCAGTAGTGGCTGCAAAAGTTACAGCTATGTCGCCCTCTAAAGTTTGACTAGAACCTGTTATTGCTACGCCTGTTTCTTTCCAGTTATTCCCTCCATCACGAGACCATTTAAACGTGTCCGGAGTTCCTGTACCATCAATTTGTACTTTATAGCTACGTCCAATTTCACCTGACGACGTATTTGCGTTGTATCCAGTGATTGTTAGATCATTTAAGCCTGACCCTGTAAAAGCGTCATTATTAATACAAGTCGTTTCGGTAGTATTAGAAGAAATAGTACATTGTGCAGTACCTGATTCTAAGAGATAGTAGTTGCTACTATCTGCGTGGTTGTTTTCGACGGTTGATTTATCCGTCTTTGAGTTTTTACGCTCAAGTAACTGTACTACTTCTACGATAGGTAGTTCAGTTGGGAAAACAGAAGTTTCGCCACCGGTAGTGTCGAAGTATTCTGTCTTTGCTGTGCTGTAGTTATCTATGAAACTACGCCCACAGTAGGTTTTTATAAGTGAACTAATTTGGCCTCTTAATAGATTTATTTCTGCGTCACGAGTAGTACTGCTAATACCTGCGTATGCTTTGTACTCACTAACTGTATATAAATCTGCCATCTCAATTCCTTAATTCACTTATAAAAACCGGCTAGGCATTACCCTAACCAGTTTTATATCAACTATTAGTTAAGTCAGTATTAACCGAACTTAATTAACGCCATTGAAGCCTTATTAGCTGCTCCAGCCTCTTTAGCTATAAAGCCAAAGCGACGGGTTGCAACCATAGCCTTCTGTTGTGCAACTACATCTGTAGCTGTCTCAACTGTCATGTTGCGGTAGTTACCTACTAAGTAATTATTAGGGTTAACAATAATTCCTTGTGCTTTACCTGTACCTGTTGCTTCGAAAGCATCAGAAACAACTAAAGACATTCCCCATAGTTTACCTAACTCACCAGATTTAATTGTAGCATTATCACCGTACTTATCTACTGTAATAACATTAGCATCATCTAGTAAACCGTAGTACGCTGCTTGAGACAAGAATACAACTAAGTCTGCAGGATTCATTCCCCACTGACCCATGTTCTTACGAGCAGTTAAGATTTCAGCAACAGAAACTAAGTCTGTAGCAGAACCAGTAGTTACTGTATTACCAGTATGGCCACCAGCTAACTCTTCAAGCTCTGTAAATGGAGCTGCAACACCTGTACCTAAGATAGAAGCGTCAGATGTACGAGCCATACGACGGATGATAGCATCACGAACGATACCAGCAACTGGGATTAATGCATCCTCTTCTTCTTCGTAACCAATGTACTCACGAGTAGCTAGCTTATGAGCTGTCATAGACACCTCTGTTAAGCCGTGCGCTTGTGTAGTACCAGAAGAAGCATCATTAAATGCTGTACCAACTGCATCACCATCATTAAGCGCTCCACCTGCTACCCATGTAGCATCTGCACCTGTGTCTGGATTGAACGGGAAGTTCATAACACGTGCATTCATAGCAATTGATTGGAACTGTGGCTCAACTACAACACGATTTTGAATTCCTTCAAAAATTGTAGAGTTCCAAGTAGTTTCCCAATCAGCGTCAGAGAAACGCGTAGCTTTTTCGATTAATTGCTTACCGACTTCTGTTTGATCAATAGATTTACCTAAGATCTTAGCAGTAATAAATGCAGCATTTAACTCATCTGAAGTAGGCATATCTGAGCCAGCTTCTGAGAATTGCATCTTAGATTTCTGCATAGCAGCCATCTCGTCTTTAGCAGCTGCAAGTTCATCTGACATTTCAGAGATTGCTTTAGAGTAATTATCTCCATCTGCTTTAATTTTAGTTTCTAGCGCTTCAGCTGTTTTCTCTGCTTGCGTCTTACCAACTTCAATTGCTTTTAAATTTGCTTCTGCAACTGCTTTAGCGTCCTTCTCGGCAACTTCAGTTTTATATGAGTCTAGTGCTGCTGCTGCAGACTTAGCCATCATTTCCTGTAGTTCTTTCTTATCCATATTAATTTCCTTAAGAATGTTATCCTGAGAAGGTTCCTTCTCACCTTTTGTTATATCTTCTTTTACTTCTTCTACTTCTTTTCCATATGCTTTTTTAAATGAGTTATACTCATCTACATCTGCAAAAGACTTAGCTAAAGAGAAAGTCGAATCTTGATTAGCGGGTACAGAAACAACACTTATCTCATAAAGACTTAAGTCCTTAATAAAGAAAGTATCTTGTTCCTTGTCATAGTCAGCATCTTTAATGCTAAAACCAACGCTAAATGTTTTTAAAACACCGTCTTTGATTAGGTTATATACTTCACCTGCAGCTTTACTTATTTCTGCAACGATTTCCAGTCCCTTGTCAG